TAGAACTCGGCGGCGGTCGAGACGAGCCGGTCTAGGTAGTTGCCCTCTTGGTGCTCGGGCCGCACGCTGGACTTGTCTGACCGCTTGTCGTACTTGCCTTGCATCGCACAGAACAGGTCGCCCACGTCGATGATGCCAGCGCCGGTCGCTTTGGCTTCGTCGAGGTGCTTGGTTTCGAGCTTGCGGTCGCTGTGGGGGTTGTCGTGGTGAACGTCGCCGCGTAGGAGTAGGCGGATCTTCGGATAGCCCTTGTCGGTGCGTACGCGCACCGTCACCACGCCGGGGCTTGAGCGCTCGACAGTCCAAGGCTGCATGTGTTGTCTCGGTGGCCTACCTGTAGAGGCGACGTAGCCGCTTCCATGCGGCCTTGATCGCGCGAACGCACCCGCAGCCGGGGAGCAGTGCGACCCATTGAGCTGGGTCGCCTTCACCGTCGCGGAGATAGAGGTAGAGGCGGATCGGGAACGGAACACCAGCCCACGACAGCCGAGCCCATCGCACTCGGCCCCGTTTGTCGGGGTGCCAACCGCGCGGGCATAGCAGCCCGTTGATGTGGAAGTCGATTTTGGCCTGCGTGAGAGGGCAGCGTGGGCGGTTGCCGTTGCAGGCGGCGCACATGGCGCGGCGTGTTCGGCGTGCGTCGTCGGACCGTCTACGGCGCTCGGCGCAGCGGCACCCGTCAGCTACGGCCTTGATTGTGCGTCGTGCTGCTGCTGGGCCGATGCGGGTCATTTGGACCCCGCGTACAGGTTGTTTGCGGCCTCGGCGATGCGACGGCGGGCGATCTCGCAGTACCCCGCGTCCAGTTCGATCCCGATGAAGTTCCGGCCCGTCTGCATGCACGCGACGCCGGTAGTGCCGGAGCCGCAGAACGGGTCAAGGACGGTTCCACCAGACGGGCACGAACTGACAACAGGACGCCGCGCGATCTCGACCGGATATGGGCACGGGTGTTCATCACTGCGTTGTGCCGCAATACGCCAAACGCTCATTGTGGTATTCAGCGAATCGTCCCAATATGCCTTGTTTCCAAATGCGAGAAGCACCTCGTGAGACGGCGCGTATCGCTTGCAGTTCAGTGCCATGCTTCCGCCACGATCCCAAATGACTTCGGCGTAGATTGGGAACGGGAACATTCTTGCCGGATGTATGGCGTACCCGTCTCTGTAACGCACCTTGTGGTTCACCCACACAAGCCCGCGTGACACGCGAAGGCATTGCGTTACAACATCCAACAACCACTGCTGGTATTCGTCCTCCGGTCGGTCGTCAAAGTATCCGTTGGCCGCTTTCGTCACCCACTTGTTCACGCCGCTCTTCCGGTCTGCGTGCATTCCGCCGACACGCGCCGTTTTTGGGAGCGTGTTGTATGGCGGCGACGTCATAACCGCATCCACGCTCGCGTCCGGCATCCCGCGCAGGACTTCCAGACAGTCGCCGTGGATCACTTCCCACGTACTCACGCCTTCACCTCCACTACCAACGCGGCCAGCGCCGCACTACACGCCTCGGACGGGCTTCCACCAACGCCGGTGGCGATGTGTTCCCTTGTCGCCCGCCTCACGATCGCCGCCGCGCGCCATCCACCCGACATGTACGCGACCTCCAACCGCACGCCGCGCAGCCTGTCCAACAACTCGCAGATTGGTTCGGTACTCACGCACGATTACTCACTCGCACGGGGCCACGTTGGTAAACGAAATGGACCACGAATAGGTCTGCGTCGCGCCGCCAGCCGCGTACTGCTCGAACTCAGGCAATGGGTACGTGTCGCCGGTCGGGGCAAGCCCGTAGAACGACCATGTTGCGGTCGCCGATTGCGTCGATCCGTTGCAGTCGTTCTCGCCGTCCGCGATCACCGCAACCTCGGCGTAGCCCGAATCAGGCAGGAACGTCAGGCCGATCAACTGGTTCGAGATGGCGTACATGGGCACGCGGTCGTTAGAGAACAGAAGCGACCCATTCGGGTACGAATCAGAGCAGCCGTAGACGGTCGCCGTGACTGGCGGGAAGAACCCGCGAATAGCCGGGGAGATTGCCATGAACGACGCGGCGTAGGTGAAGAAGTCGATGCCCGCGATCGGCAGTTGACGCGACGGGTCAGCCATCTCGTTGAACACGTTGGTCGATGGCTCGTCGGTCCATGTGTACGAATCCGAGAACGTGCGATTCGCCCACCCACCATCGCCCGCGTCGTAGCAGTAGTAATTCGCCGAGTACGAGAACGTGCCGCTCGTGCGCAACGACACATAGCCGTCAACGCACCGGACCGTCACCGTCGCGTTCAGCTCCCATTCGCTTTCGAGCAGCACGCCAAGGTCGGGGGCGTCGGGGATTCCCGACGGGTCAGCTGAGCCGGTGAACAGGCCGGTTTGCGAGTCGGTGACGAGTTGCCAGATGGTCGGGTCGATGGTGGAACTGGTCGATCCGGACGCCGAGATGTCGGCGTCGTACTCATACGCCTCGCAGTTGTTCGTGATGGAACCGCCGACGCAATCGGGCACGTCTCGATAGAAGCACTGGCACGGATCGGACCCGCCGCCTCCGTCGTCGCAACAACAGGGGTCGCCAGCGTTGGCGAGGATCACCCGCCCGTACTGGTCAACCTTGATGCGGCCCAGCGAATCGACTTGGGTAGCCGGTACGGTCACACGTAGACCCTGCGAGCGCCGCCGGCAACCTGCGTCAGCGACCCCCACGTCGGCTCGGTCTGCCCGTACCGCATCTTGATCGTCAGCGACGGCCAATGGACGGTGGTCGTGAACGTCGGCACGCGCTCGGCCTGCGTCAGGTCCAGGAGCCCGCCGTAGCCGTTGAACGTGCCGATCGTGGACGCGGCCCGCAGATCCAGGTTGCCGCCGTGCATGGTCAGCGTGGTTGACGTGATGGTGTCGGACTGCATACGGACCAACCCGCCGCGAACGTTCAGCGTGGTATGGTCGCGGTTGCAGTAGAGGACGCCCGTGCCGACTTCCAGCGTCGTCGCCGGGTACGAGCCATCCTCGTCCAGCGTCAGGATGCCGCCAAAGACGTAGGCCGTGGTGACGTTGGCACCGTTGGCGACCGTGGTACGACCAGCCTTGGCGTACAGCGTCGTGGCGTACATGCCCTCCAACGTCATATCGCCCGTGCCGTTCTGGATCAGGGCCAGCACACCGGCAGCGACCGACGACGACTTCAGGTCGATCTGCGACGCGGGCGAGTTGTTCGTGACGGTGCCAGCCGAGCAGACGAGGGAGAGCTGGGCGCTCAGGGACTTCTTGAACGTGCCCCGGAACCCCTCGGTGAACGTCAGGCCCGCAAGGTCATAGGCGTCGATGTCCGTGCCCGTCAGGTAGTCGATCGCGCCCTCTTGGAAGATGACGGTATCGCCGCCTGTGACGGTGCCGCCTAGGGCCGTCGTCGCGTTGGTGCTAGACACGGTGTTGCGTAGCGTTGCCATTTATGCCTCGCACTCGGCGGTTATGGGCCGCTCGGTGAGTACCCACAGGTCAGATGTGAATGTCGCGTCGTCGTTCTGGACGCGGACGATGAAGCACAGGTCGCCGATCGCCGCGGGCGTGATGGCCATGTCCTCGGCGATGCCGAACCGCCCGTAGATCGGGAGCGTGGCGGTGACGGTCGCGGACGGGTTGCCGATGGCCACAGCCCCGTAAGTGAAGTCGGCGGCGGTGTACGTCGGCGGGTCGGTCTGCGTGTGCGAGACGCTGGTGATGCGTGCGGGCACGAGGTACTGTGCGAGCGCGGCCAGCCCGATGAGCGTCCCCGCTGGCGTCTGCTGCATGGTCAGGCCGGGGCCTACGCCAGCGATGCACCGCGCGATCAGCGCGTTCACGTCCGCCGCCAACAGCGGATCGCCGGGTTTCTTGGGCTTGATGAAACTCATGGCCACAACCCGTCCATGTCGGCGTCGCGGTAGACGCGATCCTTGTAGTAGTGGGCGACGGGTTCACCGGCGGCGTCGGTCGCCTGCCAGATCACGTCGTGCGACTCGGCCAGTACCAAGTTGTGGACCACGCGGAGCAGGGGCGTGGGAGAACCGTCCAGCCCGCTCCGGCCAGAGAACTCGATCCCGTAGGCGAAGCCGCGATAGCGGACCTGTCGCGGGCTGAACGGGATGCGTGCCGTCGAGAACTCAACGGGCGGGAGCGTCAGCGCCGTCAGGTTGAGCTTGGACGGGCGTGACAGGCCGGTAAGCCGGGCCACGTTCACCGCCGCGTTGGGCTCGTACCACACGGACACGTTGGCACCGAGCGTGCCGACCTCGACGGATACGCCGTCGCCGTTGGCGATGGGCGATTGGGGCGGCGTCGAGACGACGGGGATGCCGTCAACGGTGACTTCCTCGCGTTGGAACGCGCCGAACTGCGTCACCGGCAGGTAGGCCGTCTGTTGTTCAACGCCGGTGACTAGCTCGGTGATGGCGTCGCCGGGGCTGCGGTACCTCGGCGTTGCCGCCGCGCCGCCGAACTGGGGCGGGCCGTACTCGATGGGCACCAGCCAGCGGTTACTCGCGTCCGCGTCCTTGCCGCCGTAGTACTGGGCCGGGCCGACACGTTGGACGATCGCACCAGGGATGAGCGACGACCACGGGTCACCGATGGTCGGCAGGCTCGGGCACGCCAGCGCCTCGCCAAGGTCGTTGGCGTAGACCAGCGCGTACCGGGTGCCTTCGTACCCGTCGGTGGTACGGATCAGTGCCGACGAGCGGCCACCGTCGTAGTCCTCGAATGGAAACGTGACCAGCGAAGGGGATGTAGCCATGTGTTATCCGAGCCGCGCGACCTGACCGCCCTTGACGGCCTGACGGATCTGTCGCAGTTCGTTGAGCTGTTGGACTTCGACGTTGGGGCCGCTCGCGCCTGGAGGGGCGAAGGCTTGGCGAAGGATCGACGTGACGCCAGCGAACCCGCCGCCGACCATGCCGGGGCGTGCGAAGTTGCGGCGTGCTGTGGCCTCTTCAGTGCCGCCGATGGTCAGCAGGGCCAGCCGCTCGGCCCGAATGTCGTCGAGCCTGGACCGGCGTGCGTCGCGGTCCTCGGGGCTGATGCTGGTGTCGCCGGCTAGTGCGTACTTCAGGCGGTCGAATTGCAGGTTCACCTCTGCGGCTGCCACGTCTTCGCCACGGGCGCGGGCGTTGGCCAACAGCAGGTCACGCTCTTGGAAGGCGTAGGCGTCCTTTGCACGCTCGCCAGCCATCATGCGGGCCATCTGTTCCTTGGCGATGGCGTCGGCCACCTTCTTCTCGGCCTCAGCCCGGCGCTCGGCTTCCTCGCGGCGCTCGCGTTCGATGGCGTTGAGGCGATCAGTAGCGGCGATTTCTTCGGCTTGCAGCGCCCGCCGCCTTTCTCCAGCTAGTAGGTCGTCGCCAGAAATCCTTGAACGTTCTGAAGCGATACGCCGCAGCGTTTCCTCTTCGGCTGCGATACGTCCGCTGAAGCTGTCACCGTTGGCACTGGCCGACGCAATGCGTGCGTTCGCCGCGCGGTCGATGTACTTGCTACGTTGGCTGGCGGCGTCGGTCGCGTCGTAGAAACCCTCAATGCGCCCAGACTGTTCTGACACGCGACCTCGGGCACGGTCAGCAAATAGCGTTGTAAACGGATTTGCCAACAGAAACGCATCGAGTGGGCGCTGCATCATGCCCGCCGTGACATACCGCGTCTTGCGCACCATGTCGATGGCGTCTGCTGGTGCGTCTGGTCCACCAAGCTCCATAAGGTCGCTGCCGATGTCCCGCAGCAACCGCGAACGCGATTCGGCTAGGCGGTCCGAAGCGGCGGCGGCTTCCTCGGAGTACTTGGCGTACTCGCGCATGCCAGCGGTAGCAATGCCCACAGCAGCCGCGACGCCAGCAAATCCAGCCCGCAGCAGGTTACCGGGGCCGAACATCTTGACGATCTTGTCACCGGCGGTGCTCCACTCACGCTCCAACGTGCTCGTGGTCTGGCGGTTCCTGCGTTCCAGATCGCTTAGGGCGCGGTTGGCCTGCTCGGTGTCGTAGTCGATATACGCAGTCAGATCACCACCGGCCATGTTCGGCTCCTGTTGTGTTGCACCCGCTCAGATCGGTGGTACAGTGTGGGTATGAACGATCAAGAACAACGGCGGCAGGCGTTGTACAACGCACGGGCAGCTAGGGATTTGCAGACTGAATCGTCGATGATCCAGATACTTGTGGTCATCGGCGTGGTGGTCGCGTTCCTTGTCATCGCGTGGTTCGTGGTTCCTGACTCGATGTGGGAAGCGATCGGCAACATGGACCGCTAGACGACCGCCGCAGCCGCCGCCCTCTGCGCCGCCTCCTGCTCGAATACCGACTCCATCGCGCACAGGTGCGCCCACGTCGCGTCGTCCACCGTCTGCGGCCACGTCAACGGGTCGCGCCCGTACCTCGCACACAGCCGCAAAGCCATTCCCATTTCGGTGTATGTGTACTCGCCGGGAAGCGGGTCGGGGATCCCGCCGCCGCCCGGCGTAATCAGTTTCCCGTGAGCGCCATGCCGGTGCCGAGCGAACGCACCTGCTTGGAGATGGCCGTAAGCACGCCCTCCATCTCGTCCTCAGACACCACGCCGCAGAACTGCGTCGCCATTTCCTTCAACCACTGCGGGCGGTTCGCGTCGGGCACAGCCTCGTACTTCAACCCGTCGGGCGATTCGATCCCGAACGACACCGCGAGCTTCGCAGCCGCGACGCGGTTCGAGTACTTGGCGAGCTTGGTCTGATACGTCGCGTCCGTCGGGTCACGCTGGAACTTGGCGTAGTCCTCGGACCCAGCCCACGAGGGAGCCTTCCACGGAACCGATGGACGCTCGCCGGCGAACGCCGCCTCAATCTCGCCGGACAGCGACGCAGACAGCGGCTTGTAGTCGAACTCGATTCCACGCAGCTTGACCTTCACGTCAAACGCCTTCGCCGCCAGATCGGACACCTTCATCCTGTCACTCCTAGAAGTACGTCGCCTGCCTGATACCGTGCTTCACCATCACCACGAACGCGCGTCGGCTCGTGCCGAACGTCGCCCGCGTGCGGGCGTAGGCAATCGCCCGCCGCTTGACCATGTGCTTGTTCTCGATCGTCGCCGCGTAGGGCTCCATGATGTGGAGCTTTGCCGTCACTCTGCCTGGGATGGCGTACAACGTGCAGGACCCGCCGTAGATCTTCTTCCGTACCTCGATCTCGACCGCGTACCCGTCGAGGTGCGTCTTCCGCTTGTCGCGCCGGTCGTTACCAGCCAGCACATACGCGACCTTGCGACGGATCACGGTGGCCGACGGGTTCCGTGCCAACGCCGCGATGTGTTCCTGTGCCTTTGCCTTGCGGCGTTCGAGCAACGCGATCTGTGCAAGGATCTTGCGGTTGAACCCCTTGCGATCCCGCCCGCGATTCGACCGATATGCGTACTCATTTCGGAGCGTGCGGATTCGGTCGTCGATGCGGGCGGCCTGTGCAATCAGCGCCTTGCGTAGACGCTTGTTGTACGCCGACTCTTGCAACGCTGGCATACGCCGCACGTTGGCACCGCACTCGATGCCCGCCTGCACCCACGCACGCCGATACTTGTTCGTGTCAGCGGGTGCGATTTCGTCGGCGTGGCTCACCACATCCGCGACGATGCCGCGAACGTGCTGGATGGTCGCCGGGAGCGTGTTGCGCTTCCACTCGGCCAGCTTCGCACGTAGGCCCGCATCGTTGGTGCGGCATGTGTACATGGCTCAATACGTCGCAATCGTCGCAGCCGAGCGGAACGTTCCGCGAACACGCAGCGAGTCCAACTGGCCCGGACCGCCAGCCTGTAACTCGACGGGCTCCGACAGCTCGAACGTGGTGATCGTGATGGACTCGCCAGCGGTAGCGCCCTGATACGACGGGATCTTGACGACCACGGTGAACTCATTGACGAGCCCGTCAACCGGGCTGTTGCGAGTCATCAGCGCGAGGTACGCCGAGTTGGTCGTCAGCGAACCGGCCTTCAGGTCGAACTCCAACATGCCGCGCTGGGGGTTTCCCTCCAATGACTGCTGGTTGGTGCCGCCGCTGCTGAACTGGATCGGGGGCCGGAACACGTCACGGAACCGGATCGTCCCATACTGAATGTTGTCGATGTCGTCGCCGTCGATGGTGATGATGCCGCCATTGGCGATGGAGCGGGTCGTAGCAATCGTGTTCTTCGTAGCCATGTGGTGTCCTCACTCGCGTAGGTGCGGTGTTGGTGGTTGGTTGTGGTGGCGTGGTCAGTCGTCGCGTGATTCGAGAACGGCAAGGCGCGTGGCGTGGTCGGCCAGTTGCTCCGAATGGGTTTCGAGCTTATCGCCCATCTTGTTCACGGCGTTACTGAGTGTCTCGCTTGCGTCCTTGAACTGCCCGGCGACGTAGAAGGTTCCACCGATCGCACCGAGTGCGCCGATGATGCCGACGACGACATAGACCGCGTTTGCCGTGTCCATGTGTGATTGACCCTACCGGCGCTGTGGCCGAGAATGATGAAGGCGATTGCGCACGCGGCAATCAGGATGAGTAGTGCGGGCATGCGTTACCCCTTGGGCGAACGTTTAGCCCTGAGTGTCTGAACCAGCGACCACAGGAGCCACAACGCCAGTACCGCCATTGCCGACAGGAACGGCACCCACGGCGACAGTGGCTTGGGCGGGACCGGCACCAGCCCCGGCGTTAGCGGGAACTCCTGCACCGGCGTTTCTGGCCCCACCACTTGCACCGACGAACACAGGCTGGGCGAGCTGGGGGAGGGTGAGGGCGGTGTTGTGCTTGGGGTCGAGGGCTTGTTCCCATCCAACGTCTTCGCCACGCTTGCGGGCTCGGGCGACGGCTGCTGCACCAACGCCGGCGGTTCCGGCGATCGTGACTCCATAACCGAGTAAATCACCCCAGGGCGCCGGGAGGAGTCCGCTTGCGGCGTGGGCTGCTTCAAGGGCTGTTTCGGGCAGCTTGGCAACGTCGAATCCGACGATGACTTCGCCGCCCGCACCTCGCCCCGCCGCGCACGCTCCGAGTCCGCAGGACAGGCCCGCGATCAAGATGACGAGTGCTGCTCGTTTCATTAGCTCCCTTTCACGTAACCGCCGCGCGTCGCGTTGGCGGTACGCAGCCCGGTTCCTTCTACCACGATCGACCCGCTGACGACCGGCGCGTCCGCGCCGTCCAGCCCGGCCACTTCCGTAGCAATCCGCGTCACCATGAACTCATGCTCGGACCCGTCAACAAACCTGTGCCCTTCCAGCCCGTTGCGGACCGCCGACACAGCCGACGACGCTGCATAGATGCTCTCTTGTGCCGCACCGAACGTGATCGACAACGTGGCCTTCCACGAGCACAGATGCACCTCGTGGCTCGACGTGTGCGGTTCGCCGTCGATCGACACCGAAACGATGCGGACCACGGCGGTATTTGCCGGGGTCGTCGGCATCTCGTCCATATACACGATCGCTAGAGTTGATTCCGTCGTCGGCAGGAACGCGCGTAGCCGCGTACTCAGGCCGCGAAACAAGGCCGCGTCGTCGATGATCGTGGTTACGGGCATGGGTTAGACAGCGACCTTCGCTGTGAACTTGTACGCGGTATCGCCAAGGATCAGCTCGAACCGCTCGATGGTGTACGTGCGAGTCCCATACGTGATCTCGTCGCCACGCTTGGGCGTCACATACTCGAAGTACGCGACGCCAACCGTGAACTCGCGGGTCAGCGTGCGGGATTCGCCGAACTGGTCAACCGTCGCGGCGCTTACATGCGCGATGACCTCGCCGATGTTCAGGTCGTACAGGGGCGTGCGGGCTCCGGTCGCGTCCGTCACCGTGCTGGTGCGCGAGCCATACGTGACCGTCTCGCCGAAGGCTTCTACCTCGGCTGCGGCCAGGTCCGCCATGTCTTCGGCCCATGTCATTACACGACCACCCGCACAAGCGACTTGACGACCACGGCGGCGGTGTCGCTGAAGTCCAAGAACACGTCGCAATTGCCGGTGTCGGGGATAAACAGGCGGGCGACGGTGTTGTCGGCAGGGCTGTACGCCTGCGCCGACACGTTCGCGCCGTACACCGCATCGACCTGCGTGCTGATTCCCTTGGGGGTGGTCGCAGTCGTTGCGGCGGTCCACGCCATCGTGTCGATCATGCGGTACGAATTGGTGACGGTCGTTGAACTTGCGATGCCCGTGCCGCTTCCGACCGTGTACGCGCACGTACCGAGCAGGATCGCGGTGCCATCGGTCGGGCGTGCGCCAGTCTCGCGGTCAGCCGACGACGGGGTGAACAGGTACACCCGCATCGAGCCCGTCGCGTTGTCGGCGGCACTGCTCGCCAGTTCGATCTCGACGCCGCGATACCGCAGCCCGCCCTCGTTGGCGGCGTTGGTGGCCAGAGCGCCCATCGGGATGTAGGTGCCAGCTTCCAACGTCGCAAGCGATACGCGACCGTTCGCTGAGAGCGTATACGTTGATGTCGCGGCGATCGTCTTTGAGAGAACGTACTGGTGAGTAGCGGCGAGACTTGCCATGTGTTGTCCTTTGTTGTGTGTGTTGCTTACGACCGCCCGCGTAGGCCGCTCGCGCCGCCAGACGCGCCACGCGACCCGACCGCGACTCCGCCGATGCCTGCGGTAGCACCGGGAGCGTTGGCACGCAGGCGGTAGTCGTTGATCGACGGGTTCACGTAGTCCGCTTCATCCGATCCAGCCGTCACGGTGTTTAGCAGGTCGCCGCCCGTCGCGGCGTACCAGTTGTCGAACCCATCGACGTTCGTGGTGTTGCGGAGCCGGTTGCCCATGCAGAGAATCGGGATCTGCGCGGTGCCGTCGTAGAGGCTGAGGATGCCGGTCGTGCAGCCCGTAATGTGGTTGTTGACCACCTGCACGAGCCGAGTATGCGCCGCAGCCGCGAACCGGATTCCCGTGGTGCAGCCGACGATGGTGTTCCCGCGAATGTTGATCTCGTGCGTGGTGTTGGTGCTAGTCCAGTCGATTCCGACCGCGCTCGGCGATCCGAAGATGGTGCAGCCGTTGATAAAAGCGGCGTTGCTGCTAGACCAGATGCCGCGAACCAAGGCACCCCACACGCGGCAGTTGGTGACTGTTCCGCCACCCGTGTCTACGGCGCAGTATGTGCCCGACGCTCCGGTCATTACAAAGTCACAGTCGATGGCATCGCCGACCGTTCCAAGGCCGCAAGCCTCTGCGAAACCGCCGGTGCCAGCGTTCTCGACTCGGCACGAAATGATGGCGCAGTTTCCGCCGAGGGTTACGGTGTTGTTGTTGACGTTCGCCTTCCACACGATTTGGCGAAGAACAGCGCCGTCAACGCCGGTCGCGTTGAGCCTGCCAGTGCTGCTGTAGTTGACGACTGGCCAGTCTGTGACGTTCAGCGAGCCGTCAACGTTGTATGTTGGTACGCCTAGATCGCCCTTGGTGGATATGCAGCCCGCGATGGTGATGGGAGCCGCTGAGCCGCCGTCGCGGGTGGGCGCGTCGGTGCTGGTCAGGTCGATCTGCCCGCCGTTAGAGCAGATATTCACGTCGTCGTTCGCGTTGAGGGTCGCGCCAGCGCCCCACGCGGTCATAAACTGCGTCCAAGTCCACGCGCCAGTGGCACCGCTCTTGGCAGCGGTGGTGCCGTTGCCAAGTCCATCCGCATCAGCTCTCACGTAGTACGTTGCCATAGGTGTTGGACCCCGTTGAGAAAACCGGCTGGCCGGTGATGAGCCGGCTCAGCCAGAGGAGAAGGCGCGGGCGTGGCTAGCCCGCAAGGTGAAGGCTTAGGAGCAGTTGGTGATGAGGTACCACGCATCCGAGTTGATGATGTCCAGGTCCAGGCTCGTGGCGACCTGAACGACCTCGCTCGCGCGGGGGTTCTCGCGGTAGGTCGAGACGGACACGGGAACGGGAACGTTGCCGGTCGCGGCCGGGGCGATTTCGGACCACGCCCAGATCGCGCCGACGCCCTGGAAGAACTTGGACGTGAACCCGTCCGAAACGAACTTGGACTTCAGGCCGACGCCGCAATAGGTCGGGTTCCAGTAGCGGGTGTAGGTCGGGCTCGCGTCCGTGCCAGCCGACTTGTAACCCGTGCCGCCGATGATGGCCTCGCCGACGCCAAGGGCCTCGGCCAGCGCCATCTCGAGCTCGGCCTTCGGCATCGCAGCCGGGGCCACGCCGGAGCGGGTGAACGCCGCACCAAGGCCGGTGCGGATCTGGGTGTTGACGATGGTTTCGAGCGCGAGCGCGTGGTCCATGACGACCACGAAGTCGCTCACGTCAGCGCCGGGGTACTTGCCCATCAGGTTGGCCTTGGCCGTGGCAACGTCGTTCGCTGGAACGCCGGTGCTGGCCGTCCACTGGTTGCTGGCGGCGTGGCCGTTGCTGTTGCCGGAGGTGTAGGTGCTGGCGTTGAAGAGGGTGTCGGCACCCTGCTTCTCGATGTCCTTCTGGATGCGGAACACCTCGATTTCGGCCATGCGAGCGAGCAGGCTGTTACCGAACTGCGGCGACCACTCGCGGTCGTGTTCGTCGGGCAGGAGCTGCTCGGAGCCGTAGGACTCGCAGGCGTAGGCGGTCGAAGTGAACTTGTAGTCGAACCGCTTGAAGGTGCCGCCGGGGGCGCGCTTGGTGTCCGCGTGGTCGGCGATGTTGCCCTGCGTTTCCTTCAGGTAGAACCCCTGACGTGCGACGGTCGGGATGATCGGCAGGATGCGGGGCAGAATCAGATTGCCGGGCTTCATCAGAAGGCCGGACGCAACGAGGCTGGCCTCCTGTGAATATGCAAGGGTGGAGGCGGAAGTGATGACGGGCATTGCTGTTTCCTTTCACGCCGCGTGTGCGAGGCACCGCGCGGCCATGTGTTGGCTTGGTTGATGAACTTGGTGGTGAATGGCCGCGCGGGCTCGCGCGTTGGTTAACCCTCGACGGTCCATGTGCCGGTGACGCGGCAGTACCAGTCGCCGGCGGAGTTGGACACGCAGGTCAGGCTCTCGCCTTCGTCGTCGGCGCTGGCATACTTGCCGTCGGTCTGGGCAGCGCCACCGATGTAGAACTTGTCGTTGTCGCCGGGGTTGATGCGGAGTTCCTGAGCAGCCGAGACGATGAAGTTGAACACACAGCCAGCGGGCGGGGCGCTGGGAAGGTTCACGGTCGCAGCGCCGGACGCGCCGAGGTTGCTGATGAACGCGCCGGAGTCGGCGACGGTCAGGGTCAGGGCCGCGGCCTGCGTGACGTTGTAGGAGTTGACGGTTGCGGGGGATGCGTTGACCGCAACCGACGCCTCGTCGTTGGCCGCGAACCCGGCCTTCGTGACGGTGCCGACAGCGATGCCGGAACCGGTCGTCGAAATCTGGCCGGACGCGGTGGTGTAGACCACCGAGCCAACGGCGGCAGCGCCGGACGCGGAGATGTCAAGGATGCACGAGCCGGAGAGCGGGAACACCGACACCACGCCGCCGGACGCCGCAGCGTTCTGCGTCACGCCGAAGGGCTTGATGTTGGCCGTGGCGTAGGCCGCGAGCCCGGACGAGTTGATGTAAACGAGGCGCTTCGCCTCGACCGCCTCAGCGGTGATGAGATTGATGGGGGCGTGTTCGATCATGGGTAGTTTGTCCTGTAGTGGTTAGATGCGGGGGGCAACGGCGGTCTTGGGGAGAAGAACCACGTCCGTCACGGGGCGGAGTTCGTCGGCGGTGAACATCTCACGCATGGCCTTGCGGGGGTCGGTGCCGCTGGCGCACTTCGCAAGGAACTCGTCGGCGCGGGCCATCGCCAGAGGCGAGCCGGTAGCAACCGGGCGAACGCCGGTGGCGGCGGGCTCGGACGCGGGAGCGGCGGCGGCGGGCGTCGCGGGCTTGGCCTTCAGGTGCTTGACGTAGCCGGTGAGGGCGTCGGTGAGAGTCTTGCCCTCGCGGATGCACGCGAAGCAATACGCCGGATCGTCGATCGCGGCGGCGAGCTGCTCGGCGGTCGCGGGTGCGGGCTGCGCAACCGGCGCAGGGGCGGCGCTCTGCGCGGGAGTGGTTTCACCCGTCGCAGGAGCATCGGTGATGCTGTTGTCGGACATTGCAGTAGCTCCTGCCGCACGCGCGGCGGTTAGTCCGGGCACGCGCCCGGCAGTGTTGGACTTGGTGGGGTACTTGGCCGCCAGTTCGTTGATGTACGCGGCCTTACTGGACACGACGCGATCGACAAGGCCTAGCGCGTACGCACGCTGGCCGGTCACGACTTCCGCGTTCATGGACTTCACCTGCTCGACCGTCATGCGACGCGACTTGGCAACGTCGCCGAAGAACGCGGCGGCCATGTCGTCCACAAGGCGCTGCTCGACCGCGAACATCTCGTCGGTGATGGGCACGCCGGGCATACCCATTGCCTTGTACTGGCTCGATGCTGCCGTGCGGACAGAGATGCCCTTGTCCGCCAGCATCTTGGACACGTCCCAGAAGGAACCGCCCATGACGCCAATCGATCCGACGACCGCATTGGGCGTGGCCGCAATCTCGCGGGCCATGCACGCGGCCCAGTAGCCGCCGGACGTTGCACGCGACGCGAACGCATACACGGGCTTGGCGGCGGCAAGCTCACGCATCGCCGACACCATGTCGTCCATGCCGCGCACGTACCCGCCGGGGCAGTCCACGTCGAGAACAACCGCGCCGACGTTCGGGTCAGACGCGGCGGCACGCATCGCATCCTCGCACCGCTTCATCGTCAGGCCGGGGATAAGCACATCCGACACGGGCACGACGGCCAACGCAGACGCACCGGCCATCTGGTACAGCGGCGATTCCTCGCCGAAGAACTCGGCCCAGTCCATCGCCATCGGTTCGGCGTGCGAAATCGTGGTCGGTTCATTCATTGGTGGTGTCCGTAGTGGCCGGGTCCATCTGGTCAACATCGCGCACGCCGTCTCGGTTGGTGTCCACGTATGGCGTAGAACCGGGCGACGCCAGCGGGACGACGCCAGCCGCAATCTCGGCCTTGCGTTCTGCGCCACGTTGGGCGATCAGTTCATCGGCGGTGCCCGTGCCCAGTGCGTCGCCAGCCTGTTGCAGGGTCATCATGTTCGTTTCGATCGCCATCTTGTAACCCTTCACCTCGTCGTTGAACGACAGGATTGGGGCGGCGGGGAACTTGACGTTGATCCGCTTCCAGTCATCAGGCAACGCGATCCCGCTGGCACGCGCCGCCATCTCGACGCGCCACGCGAACATGCGGCGGACCGCACGCTGCAACACGTCCTGACGAATCGCCCAACGCTTCGCCGCAAGCGACGCCATCGACTTGATCTGCGACCACGACAACTCGCGGGCGTCGTACAGGAACATGCTCACGGGTAGGCCGAACTCAGCCCCGACCATCATCGAAAGCGAAGTCACGAACTCGCGGAAGTTCTGCTGCGGGAACTCGGGCTTGATCTGCGTTACCGTGTCGCCGCTCTGCATGTACCGGACCATGCCGGGGTACAGATCCTGCACGCGGCGGCCTTCGCTGGGCTGGTCGCCTTCGGCCTGTGCGTCGTCCGAATCCTTCAACGCGCCGGGGTTCTCGCTCGCAATCAGGATCCCGTAATACGTTGCGATCTGTGCGGCCACGCCGCTGTTGCGGATGAACGACGCGAGGATCGTCAGGTTCTCCCACTGCGACTGCATACCGGGCTCGCCGCGAACGCCACCGATCCATTCGGCGTCAGGGTTCGGGAGCCAGATCGTGTTGGCGCTGGCGGGAATCCAACCAAGATCAAGGATCTGCGTGTCGGTCACGCCCCACTTGCCAAGGTGATACGCGAGATGCTGGCCGGTCTTTGAGTCAACATTGACGCCGTCCACGACAGGATTCCCGTCGCGCGTCGTCATCGTCTGGTTACCCGGCGAACGAATCAGAAGGCTCTCGGTCGTCTGAACCGTGCCGTTGTCCAACATCCGCGTCAGGCAATCGCCGTCCGTCAGCCACGCCTTCTGCACCGCGTTGGCCCACTGGACGCCGTTCCACTTGCCGCACACATCAAACGGGCCGGTGTCGTGCTCGCCGTGCTGAAAGAACCAGTCATTGAACCACGGTTCGGCCCACGCCTTGAACCGCTTGCCGACCCGCTTGGACGTGTCGCACGTCACCGTGATCGTCGGGCCGTCGCCGACCGTGAACTCTTGGCACCGGGCAATTACCGTGCGGGCAACCGGGTTGTTACGCCCGAGCCCCTGGCAGGTGTTGACGATCGCTTGCCGATCCCAAACGGGCAGGTGCCCAACCGCCGACGCGATCGAAGGCCGGAACTGGCCGCCAGAGAAGTGCGTCGGGATCGTCGCCGAGTCGTAGCGGGCCTGCTCAGCGTCGCGGGTCCACGGCGCGGTATACGCGCGCAACATCGCGTGGACGTTGGGTGCGCCGTCAAGTTTCAGCGTTGGGATTGCCATTAGCGGAATCGGGCGATGCTGCTATTGCCGCCCGTGCGGGCTCGCGGGTCGGCCTCCAACGTCGCTAGATCGGCCTTCGCCGACGCCAGCAACGCCTGTAGGCCCGTGCGGTCGATCGACCGGCCATCTGCGGAAATGTTGGGCTTCGCACACTCAACCGTCAGTTCGGCGATGAACAAACGGCACCGCTCGATTCTCTGCGCAGCGGTATACGCCGAACTCATGTAGTCGGTGTAGGTGAATGACATTGGTGTATCTGGGACTTAGATACCGGCGGTCAGGCCGTCGCGCTTCTCGCGGAGTTGCTTGACGCGGGGCTGAACCGACAGGAACTGGCGGTGCGCTTCGAGCATCACCTGCCGATGGTCGTGAACCATGTTCTGCAATTCGCTGATTCGGGTCTGAAGCTCGATCGCCACGCTGTTGTAAGCGGCGTTGGCCTGTTCGTACCCGATGCGGATGGCGTCCAGGTCGTCCAGCTCGCGGTCAATTTCGAGCATCTGCCGACGCTTGTCCTCGCGCGCCGCCCGGTCCTCGATCGGGTTCGGAACCGGATCGACGGGCGGCGCTGACGGCGTGGCTACGTCGTCGGTGTCATCGAGCGGAGACGGGTTCGGACGCTTCGCCATCGTGTGCTTCCTTCACAATCTTCTGGAAGACGGGGCTCGACCGAACCTGCTCGACCTTACGGCCAAGCTTGGTCCGCTCCATGCCAGCGTCGCGGGCGGCCTTGGCGACGCTTACGTCGCCGAACAGCACCGACCAAATCGCGTCGCACAGGTCGTTGTTCCCGTCGCACCAGCCAATCAGGTACAAACGGGCATCGCGGAGCATGTCGGCCTGTCGTTCCATGTGGTCCCTCTACCTATACCCACCTTTGTTGCAAAAACTGCACACCCTAACGGCGGTGGGGTGGGATGAGCGATTGCCCGCGTGCCATCTCGATCAGGTTCGGCCCCTGATGCAGGTGCGACGGCTTAGGCGTCGTCGCCACCGTCGGCGCGTTCCCGCCAACCAGCCCGATGGGTTCATCGCGGTACTTCCAGCCGCGAGCGTGCGCCACCGCGTAGGCGTAGACCATCGCGTCGAAATAGTGGTTCTCGGGGTGGCCTTCCCGGAGCCGCCACTTGTACTCGTACACCAGCCCGCCCCGCTTGGTGTCCTGCACCTTGACGCACTCTTCGGCGGATAGCTGTTGCAACACGTAGTCTGGCACGTCGCCGGGGAACACAATCGCGTGCTTGCCCGCCTCGGTCGCCCGTGCCGCGTCCTGTTGCACAACCTCGGCGTCGTCGTCGGGGAGCGCCATCGTCGGCGTTTCCTGCATGAGCCCCATCGCCCGCTGGCACTCTTGCTTCCACAGGTGCGATTTGATCTTGACGAGCTTGATGCCCTTCTTCCCGCCCGCGTACTTGGCGCTGATTTCCTTTACGTCGTGCGGCTTGTCCATCGCGTTGCCGCTCCGGTCGATACCAAACGCCTTGGTCGCGTACACCTCGTAAGGGGCATTGGAGCAGTACTCGTAAATCTCCTTCGTGCGTTCGCCCTCGCCCGAGTCCACGCCGCGAGCGGAGATGGCCATATCACGCCCGTCCGTCCGCCGGAACCGACGCGCGAACGCCCCGTGCATCGACACCAGCCGGTCACCAATCGGGCACGGCACCCGCTCGTGCCAGATCAGCCAACACCGTTCCATCTTCGCGGAGAAGCCCAGCACGATCATGTAGGCGTTGAAGTGCTGGATGTCGGCACACGCAACCAACGCGACCACCTCGGGCGGGACCGTGCCCAGCTTGTGGGCCGGGTCGATTCGTTCTTTGAGCGTCCGCACGTCGGCCTTGTTGCCAACGCTGAACTTCCACGCCCGCCCCTCGTGGTCGTTGGCGAAGTCCTGGTCGATGACGCCCTTGCGTTCCACGAATCCACGCGCGGCCGGGGCATACGGGTTCGGAATCAACCCCGACACAAACTCGGGGATGTGGTACCCGCGATTGGACGATACAGGCCGCCCACCGTCGATCCACTCGACGCGGCCAGCGTCGGGCTCGCCCGCGATCTTGGCCCCTGTCGGGCACCACACGCCACGGTGCAATTGCCACTGGTTGGACTCTGGCCCGATGAGCGTGTGGCAGTTGCCGCACTTGTACCTGGCCGTCTGCTCGGCCTGCGTCGCGTCGGCGTTGAAGTCGCGCGAGTCCGGCCCGTCCGTGCCGTCGCGTTGCTTCCCGTACCAACGGACCCGCGAGAACCGGCGCGTGTGCCAGTCGCCGCACTCGGGGCACGGGAGGTACAACTGGCGGCGGTCGCTGTTGGCGTACTCGAAGTCGATGCCCGTGCCTTCTATCTCGGGCTTGCCCAGCAGGATCAGCTTGAAGTCGTTGTAGGTCTTTCCTCGCTGGCGGAGAAGGTGCGCGGTTCCGGGTGGGCAACGGTCCAGTTCGTCGCCGATGACCACGCCCGCCGGGATAGTTTCCGTCTGCCGCTTGCTGTTCGCACCGCGATAGAACACCGTCATCGTCTTGTACCGGACGACGCGGGCCGAACCGTCCTTGCGGACCTCTTTCAGCCGCGAGTGGCGGATGGGCGGCATACCGGCCAGCGCGGGCGTGATCCGGTCCTTGTTTGCCTCGCTCGCGGTGTCGGCGGTCGGGAACACGACCATCGTCGTGCGCGGGCGGCGGTCGATCATGTACCCAAGGATCTGGATATACAGCTCGGTCATGCCGACCTGTGATCCCTTGATGATCGTGATTTGACGGACGCGCGGGTCGTCAACCGCGTTGAGGATTTCCGCGACGTAGGGCGTGCGGCTCATGTCGTATGGGCCGGGCACGGCGCTCTGACCGGAAGTCCACCCGAACCGCTTCACCCACTCGGCGCAAAGGATCGGCTCGGGCACCATGAGCCCGTCGTCAATGGCACGCGAGATGGCGTCGGCAAGAATCGTCACTCGCCATCCTTTGTAGTCGCGTCCTTGCGGAGCGACGCCAGTACGTCCATCAACACTTGTGCCGCAACGTCACGCAGCCGCACCGACGCCGCGTGGTCCAGTCCAAACTCGCTCGCGTGCGACGCGATACGCGCCGGGGCCTGCAACACCCGCTCCCGAATCTCAACGCACCAGAGCATCATCGCGGCGCTCGCCTCGTCCGCGTCAACGAGTCGGCCCCGCTTGATCTGGGCCTCGTCCATTTCCAACCCAAGTTTGTGGGCCTTCGTCCACAAGTCCAGATCCGCCGCGTTCACCCCGTCCTCGCGGAGCATCGCCTGCAACTCGGCGGAAGTCGTCGGGATCTTCTTGCCCGCCTGCCCGTCGTCGTCCTGTTCGTCGTCTAGGTCCGGCACGAACGCGGTGCGCGGCTTGTTCTTCGAGCCCTTCGGACGCCCGGCCCCGCGCCGCGTGTGGTTCGCCGGGTTCTTGTACTTGGCGATCCACGCGCGAGCCCCGTCCATGTCGTCGCACGGGTGCGGCATCCCTTCGGCGATATAGCCCGTCAGCGTCTTGCGCGTCAGGCCCATCGCCTCGATAGCCTCGTGCGGGATTTCCAGTGGGTCGTTCACAGCCGCTTCCGTGCCGCCAACATCATCGACGCCGCGTTCTCTAGGTCGCGCTCGCGTTGCGTCATCTCGCACGTCGTCTTTTGGTGAAGCCTGTCCCGCAACGCACGCGGCCCGCCAACCTCAGCCGCCAACATCTCGCGAGCCTCGCACGACGCACCAATGAACCGCGCCGCCCCACGCCCAACGTTGATGCCCGCCGCCTCCAACGTCCGCGCCGTCCGGTCCCATTCGTCGTAAGCCGAATCAAACGGCATCCCGCGCGACGTGACCTGCGACGGGTGGTAGTGGCGCGGCGTTGCGTTCTTCACCAGCACGCCTGGCACGAGCCACCCCGCAGGATCGCGGATCGCGTGGGCCTTGTCGTGTCGGTCCGGCGTCGGTCGGCACAGCGTCACCGGCGCTTGCGTCAGCACGACGCGGGCGTTCTCGAACTCGTAACGACGGGCACGCTTGCGGGTGATCGCTATTGCAACGATGCTGACGGGTTTCCCCATGTTTCGCGTCCTGCGAGGTTGGTACGGGTTCCACCAGTGTATACGCCTTCGTTGCGTACTTGTGCCAGTCTGCAACTAAACTCGCGCGTTTCTCGCGTTCTTGATGCCCGCACGGATCTGCTCCCGCACCGCCGCCCTAACCGTCCGCTCAATCTCCGCGTCGGTCATGTGCTTGGTTTCGGGAAGTTCCACCAGCTCGAACGCCACGCCGCCAACGTCGGCGATGGCTTCTAGTCGGTCGTTCTCGCCGGGGCCGTTTCTGACCCACACGGACACGGGCCATTTGCGGGTCAGCGGGAACTCGAAGCGGGCCGCCTTTACCGCCTTGACCACGGGCCAGGTGTCGTCGGCGAGCGTTGCACCGGCGTTGGGCATGCACTCCGCGATGGTCTGGCCTGCGGCACACGCGGCCTTGGCGTGGTCGTAGAGGGTCATTCATTCCCCCTCGGCAGCAGCCGCCAGCCCATGTGGTTGACGAGGGCGGCCCAGTACGCGGGCGTTCCTTCGCCGCGCCCATGTTCAGTCCACGGCCCGTATTTGCCCCACCGCTTGCGACGGGTGAAGCGGCGGGAACGAATATGGCCGTCGTGTTCGCTCATGTCCAGCACGAGAACAAACCGCTCGTCGCCCCTCTCGATCACGTCGCCCTCGCGAGGCGTGTAGGGGGCGGGGGCTGGGGCGTCTGGGAACACGTCAAAGACCGCGACGTATGGCTCACTTGGCATCGCTCGCCTCCCTGTCCAGCACCATGCACACCAGCCTGCACACGTCGGCGGCGTGGTTGCCGGTGGGCGATACGCACACAGACTCGCGCAGGCCCTTGGGCTGGAACCCGTACCAGTCGCCTTCGCCGTCACGCATCCATCGCCACCCCCTCGGCTCGCACAGCGTCTCGAAGGCGTACACCGCTTGGTCCAGCGACTCAAACTCCTTCTCCGTCCAGCCCGATTTGGTCTGAACCTTGTTCATCGCCTCCGCGATCCTGTCGCGGTCCTGGTCGTGTTGGTTGCTCATCGCTTGTCCTCCTGTCGCTCTCGCATCCCGGTTCGTAGATTCATTGTCATCCCACGATCTTTGTTGGACTCGTGAATCAGCAACACAAACGCTAGCAGTAGCACGCCGCAACACGAACACAACACGACTCCCGCGAATGCCATTGCGTTCACACTCCCCTCGCTTTCAGAACTTCGCCCTCACTTGCCATCGGGGGCCTCCTGTTCGTCCGCTTCTTTCCACGCCTTCACCGCCCGAATCACGTCGGCGAGTAGTTCCTTGTTTGGCCACGCCGATCCGGTCGCGTCGTTTGGGTCCGCGTCGATGTAGGCAATGGCCAGCACAAGCGTTTCGACCGCCCCAAAGTCGCGCCGCCATCCGCCCTCAATCTCGGTCCTCATGACCGCCTCGCCGATTGCTCTCGGCAGCGCCTCGTATGCGCACCGATCGTGCGTCTCGCGCACTTGGCACGAGATGCAGCTTTCGCCGTCGTTGTCAACGTCAATCCTACACGTCGCACTATTTGCCATCGGGGGCCTCCTTCACCTTTCCGCATGTCGGGCACGTCTCGGTTTGAGGTGGTGGTGCAGGCTTCGCCTTTCGTTGGTCGTCGTCGGCAAACACGAATACCGCCACCAGCCCGCAGATCACCATCAGCAGAAAGAACGCGCCGTCACCATTATCGTCGCTACTTGCCATTCATTGCTCCTTCACTCGCACGCCTTGACCCGCAGCACCACGCGCGGGTTCAGTTTGTCAACCGCGAACTCCATCGGCTCGTGCCGTAAGCCACGGTCGTTGTCCAACACGCCAGCATCTTCCAGCCCATCAAACGCCGCTTTCAGGCTTGACCGCGCGTTGTCCTCGTCCGGCCTCCGCTTGGTCTTCGTGTACCACGTCACGTACACCACCGCCGACTTCCACAGCGGGTCGGGGTCGATACCCAACGCGGAGCGGGCCAGCGATGCCGCCTCTGCCCGCAACGCGGCCTTGGCCTTCGCCACCACCCGCCAGTGTGCGCGGGCGTTCGGCGACAGCACGCGGTTGGGTGTCTGAATCTCGATGACTACTTCTTGTCTATTCGGCCTCATGCCTTCCTCCTACGCCGCCTGCGTTTCGGCCTTCGCCTTCGCATACGCGGGCGGGTCGATGCCCAACTTCGTGGCGATGCTGTCCACCACCGAACACACCTCGCGGCTCACGCTACCAGCCGCGTGCGCCTTGAACGCACACGAATGCGCCCGTGGCCTGCCCATCACCGCCGCGATCAACGGGAACGAAGGCTGCTCGCCGCAGTACGTCGTATCGCGGGCAAGGCACACAAACACCTGACGGACGAAGGACAGGTACGCGCAGATGGCTTTGCTCGTCACCCGCTGTTCTTCCACGTTGACGATCTTGCACACGATGCCCAGCAGCTCAAACGCCTTCTGCTCGACCTGTAGCTCGCGGGCAAGCGCGGCATCCATCGCCACATGCCGCAACGCCTTCTCCTTCGCCTTCGCACGCCTGCGGGTTGCAATGCGGCGTGCCAACGTTTCGTCAGACGTGAGGCGGCACTTCTCGCCGACCACGTTGATGGTGACTTGTGGGCACTCCTGCGTGTGTACGGCCTCGGTGACCGACGCGGCGATGGCCTGCCTCTTGGCTTCCTTGATCCGCCAACGTTCTTCGCGGCGGATCCTGCGTTGCTCGCGTTGGGTGGCTTGCTGAATCTCCGCCCGTTCGTTGCGGGCCTTCGCAATCTCTTGCGTTCGCCGGAACTGGCGGTGCCAGTACAGGTATTCCAGCAGCGACTCGGGCCGCTTCTTCCCGTGCGACGCCCGCCAGTCATCGTCGAACGCGAGCAGCCCGTCCAGCGTCGGCCCCTCGAACTCGGTGTAGCCCTTGACAACCATCTGTGCGGCCACCTTCGTGCGGCCCGACGTTTCGTAGGACTTGATGATCGTCGGGTCCACGCCAGCGAGTCGGGCCATACTCAGCCGCGTCGGGATCTTGTTCCGCTTGAAGTCGCCGTCTGGCGTGCGGTGCATTGGAACCATCTTCGGGCCGTCGTAACTCATATCGACTTACCTCCGTTGCGTTCGCGCCGCTTGCCGTACCGGACGACCCGGCGCACCATCGCGGCTTGGTCCCGCGTGCGGATGTGTTGGTCACCGAACAAGGCCATAGACAATTTGGCGAGGGCACGAGTCTCGACCTGTTCCACCGCCTGCGTCGCCACGCCGAGCAGCGCCGCCGTTTCTGGTTGGTTGAGCGGGCGGATGATTTCCGCGCGGTCGTCGCCCACGGCCCGGAACGTCGCGGCGTTGAACTTGCGGCGTGTCATGCGTTCCCCCTCGCGCGGATGCGGTGTGCAATGTGCGTAGCCCAGTTCGCTTGGGCGTGGTACGCCTCGGCGTTCTCGCTAGCCCAGTTGAAGTCGCGTCTGGCATGCTCGTCCGCGATTTGGGCACACGCCTCGCGCTCGTCCGCAATGGCCTTGGCAATGCGGTGGTTCATTTCGGACACGCTCATTGTGACCAGCGTGTAGTTGTCGATATTGATCTTGCCGGTGGTCATTGGTCGTTCCTCGCGCGGATCATCTCGGCGATCTGGTCGCCGTACTTGGTCGGGTTGGCCTCGCAGAACGCGGCGATGCGTTCCCGCTCGGCTGCGATGGCCGCGTCGATGTGGGGCCGAAGTCCGTTGATGGCGTCGCGGATGCCTGTCGCGCGTCCCTTGCCGAACTCGCCTCCATAAGTCTCGGCCTCGTTCGCAAGCGCGAGCAGGAAGTCAATCTCCCCCGTCGTCGGCGGTTTCATGGGTTGGCCTCCGCGTCCTTGATGAACCTGTCCAGTGCGTCGCGCATCTTGATCGCCTGCGCAAGATTCAGATGCGGTGAGTACGCCTGCCACTCGCCTAGGTGAAACACACAGTCTTTCTCGTCTTTGTCGCAGAAGATCCAGACGTGCGCAGCCTGTGCCGACGAGCTTTCTCGCACTCGCACGCGACACCCGTAGGCGTCCGCAAACTCGGCGTACTCGTGGAATCCGCGCTCGGTCGTGCGCCCGTCGTGTTCTTGAATCTTGCTCATCGCCCCACCCCCTTCTCGGCGGCTTCGCGGTACTTGAGCCACTGCCGGACGATCGGCCCCATCAACAGATCGAGCCTAAACGGAGCGATCTCGACGCCAACCGATGGCCCGTTGATTGTGTTGATCTTCACTTCGACGCGGCCACCATCCAAGGCCGTCGTAACAACCTCGGTCATTGGCGTCTCGGTCCAGACGTGCGACTCCGTCGTAGATGCTGTCCCAACAACCTGCCGCAGCCTCGCGTTCTCGGCCTGCAACTCGCCGATGCGTTGGTCGTTCTCAGCCGCCAGTGCAGCCGCCGCCGCGTGGTGGTCCTTGTACGGGATCTTGGCGAACTCGGTGCCGTCCTGCGGCGGGTAGGCGAGGGCCTGCAACCGTCGCACCTCGGCGGCGAGGATGTGTTCGACCTTGGTTCCGTATGCGTCTGCCCAGTTGAACGCCTCTTCCAACGTCATCTCACTCATGGCCCGCTCCTTTCGCCTGCGTCGCCTCGTGCTCGTCCATCCCGCACCAGATTGCGGCGCGTGCGAACGCTTCCGCTGGGCCGGCTTCGCAATGTTCATACCGCCACGTGTACCGCCAGCGTCCTTGGCGTTCAAGCCGCACGTATGGGATCATCGTGGACATGGCGTTGGTGACGTTGACCTCGCCCTCAAGCAGTAGCCGCGCCGCCCTCTGGTGTTGTGGCCCCTTGAGAAAGTCGCGGCCCGACTTCTCCGCAAGCCACTCCGCAACGTCCTTCGCGGTGAACGAGTCCATGCCGCGACGGAACCACTCGATGTAGATTCCCCGCAGGCTGACGACGTGCTCAACGGGCTGAAACTCAACCCACGTCGGTTCCTCGTCGTATTGCTCGCCCTTGGGCGTGCCGTAGCGGAGCGTCGCCCAATCTGGCCGCAGCAGCACGCACACCTCGATGCGGTCGTGCTTGTTCTTGTTGGGGTTCCCGTCGCGGTCTAGGTACACCGTGCGAACGGTCGCGTGGTGCCTGACGCGGCAGAATGGGAACTTCTCCCCGTACATGCCGAGCCCGCTGACGTGGACCGCTGGCACGTGCTCGGCCAGCGTGCCGCCCAACATGCACGCACCCGGCGCTACGTCCGGCGTCTGCGACACGATCTTGCGGACTCGCTCGTTGAACTCAGTGCCCTCGAAGTTGCCGAACAACTCACCGGGCTTGACAATGAAACGGGTTGCGATTCTCATGCCATCTCCTTTCGCCTCACCAGCCGCACCGCGCGGCCGTTCTCTTTCCGCTTGCCGACTTCAACCAGCACGCCCGCCTTCACCAGTTCCGTCACCCGTGGCCGCACGTGGTTCAGGTCCGCAAATCCAAGCCGGTCCGCTACCTCCCGATCCGTCCTCGGCGCGTCGTACTCGGCCAGCACCATCGCCTGCCGCTTGCCAAGGTCCAGCCCGCGCCACGACTCCAGCGAGTTCGCGTGCATCCGGTGCGTCGCGTGCGAGTGGTCGAAGAGGGTCATCTCCCCACCTCCCGCAGCGTGCCGTCCTGCGCCATGATCTGGGCCGCGTCCACTCGCCAAACTCCGAGCATCGCGCCGGAACCGTGGAACAGGTCGGTAATCGTGTCGCCCTTGTCAACCTTGGCGTTCAGCAGCCGCACGATCCACATGGCGAACCCCGGCGGCTTTGCTCCCTGAAACCCGCGACGCATCGTGATGTTTTCACTGTGCCAGTCGTGCCAAGTCTCATCAGATCGTGTGCGAGCCCGACCGCCGCGAAAGATCACCGGCTCCCACGCATACGCGGGCTTGACGTTCGGGCGGAACGCGGCGAACGGCTTGACCCATGCCGCGACCCGGCAGTCGTGGGGGCACATTGGAAGAATCGTGCGAAGGCTCGGAGAGCTCAGGGACATTGCCCAGCCGTCCGGGTACTCGTCGCAGAGACGCGCGACTAGATCGGCGTGGGTCTGTGGGCTGTCCCACTCCGGACGCTGGTACATCTTCGCGCCCATGCCCAAGTACGGCGGATCTGCGTATGCGAACTTCATGGGCGTGCCTCCGTCAGCGTGCCGTCCTGCCACCACTCCGGCCAGTCCGCGCGGATTTCCTCGGTGCTGTCGCCGACCACGACCACGCGGCACGGTTCGATGGCCTTGACGGTGACTTCGCGGACGACAGTTGCGCCGCGTGGCCCGCCGCGCGGGACTGTGTACGTGAGCCGAGTGCCGATGGGGACGGGCGCGAGGTTGGCGGCGAGTAGGGCGTGGATCACGCCGCACCTCCCCGCATTAGCCCGGCCTGCGACGCGAGCATTTGGGCCTGCAACAACAACGCCGTGTGCGTCTTGAGTTCTTCGTCGGCCTCGTCGCGCCAGCGCCGCGCGTTTTCATCCCTCACCGCAAGGCACATCGTCAACACCCGCAGACGCGACGCGGAGTTTCCCAGTTCCAGCAGCACCGCAGCCATCGGACTCATTGCGGCGTACCACGCCTGCGTCTTGAACGTCTCGCCCGCCATCGGGTCCGGTTGCAGGATCTTGTACGTGTGCCATCCGCCGCGCTTGGACTCGATGTGCTCAAGCGGTTGGATGTGCGTTCCGTTTCCGATCACGCGGTACACGATGATGGGGTTCTCGTTGCTCACGCCGCACCTCCGGCCTTGTCGCCCCAAATGTCGCCCGGCGCGTACACCGGCGCGGGCTCGCGGTCGTCGTCTTGGCGGCTCTTGGTCTGCAGGGCTCGAGCCATGTCGCCCATGCTCTGCGTCTTGGCACCACGGTACCTCTCGCCCGCGTTCTCAAACCGCGTCCGCGTTGGGTTCCAGTGCAGATCGACGATGCCGGTAGGCCCGTTCCTCTGTTTGGCGACGATCAGTTGCGTCTTACCGATCATCTCCTGGTTGTCGTCCAGCCACTTCTCGTCGTTCCGGTGGTAATACTCCTCGCGGTGGATCAGGAGAATGTTGTCGGCGTCCTGCTCGAGCGAACCGGATTCGCGCAGGTCGGACATGCGGGGCCGGAAGTCGGCGCGGGCCTCAAGGCTGCGATTCAACTGGGCAAGCGCGATAACCGGGATCTGCAGTTCCACCGCCAGCGCCTTGACGCCGCGCGAGATTTCGGACACTTCAACCTGTCTGGACTCGCGCCCGCCCGCTGCGGTCATCAACTGCAGGTAGTCCACCATCAACACCTCGGGCTGTGCGGTCGCCGCCATCCGCCGCGCCTTAGCCCGCAGGCTGGCGATCGACAGGGGCGGAACGTCCTCGATCAAGATGCGCAAGCCCTTCATTTCGTCGCACGCGACCATCGCCGCCCGCAACGTGGCGTCGCTGATTTGCTTGCCGCCGCGCAGCGCCGCCAGATCAAGCCCGCTCCTCGAGGCGATCAACCGCTGGGCCAACGCACCCGCAGACATTTCCATCGACACGATCCCAACCGTGTGCCCACGGGTCGCCATGTTCTCGGCAAGGTTGAGCATCAACGCCGTCTTACCCATCGACGGACGGGCCGCCAGCACGGTTAGTTCGCCGGGGTGTAGGCCGCCTGTGATCGTGTCAAGGTCGATGTACCAGGTCTTTAGAACGCCCTCGCCGTCGTCGGCGGCCATGCGGTCAAGTTCGGCCTGCAGCACGTCAACAAGGTCGCGGGCGCGATTCGCTCGAGACTGTCGCACCACGCCCAGGATCCGTTGCTCGGCGCGGTCGGCAAGCTCTTGGGCCGGGTTTGGGCCAAGGTCGGCGAAGTGGTAGCAGTCATACAGCGTGTCGCCGCAAGCGTCGATCGTGCGCCGCACCTGGGCGTAGGTCGCCACGTCGGTAGCGTGGTGCCGATAGTTCACCGCCGTAGGGGTGGACCTTGCCAACTCGAGCAGGAACGCCTCGCCGCCAACCTGCCCGTCAAGCCGCCGATCCCTCAACGTTGCGGCCAACACCTTCAGGTCAAGCGTCGGCGTGCGTTCGGCTACCGCGAGGATTGCCCCGTACACCGTTGCGTGTCTGGCGTCGGCGAAGTCATCGACCTTGACCATCTCCGACACTTCCGGCAGGCAGGCCGGGTCGATCAGGATGCTTCCCAGCAACGCGGCCTCGGACTCGCTCGATTGCGGCGCTGACTTGCCAAACAGCTCGAGTGTCGATAAAGCAGTGGGTTTCGATTTCACGCCGCACCTCCTCGAGCGTTTGCAACTTCGCCACCTTCAGGGACAACTGGTAGAGTCCTGGATCCATCGTCGGCCTCCTTGATTCGCTGTTCGCACATCGAGATGAACACTCCGGCTGGGTTCTTCATGCCGTTCACCCGACGCTGAATGTCGTCGTAAATCTCGCCGAAGTCGTCGCCCGTGAGTCGGCTTCTGGCCAACTCTCGAGCCTTGGGCTTGCCGATCCACTCGTGGGCAGACGGCAGCCACGGCGGGCGTTTCTGCAGCAGGCTGAATCTGGCAGAGAACTCCACACCACCACCACCACCACCCGCGTGTTTTTCCGGTTGTGGTGGTGGTGGTGTTTTGTCTTGTTTGGTTTGGTTATGTTCTGTTTTGTACGCGCCGTTCACATGGTCCGGGGTGCGCTCAGGATGCGCCGCGCATGCGCCGCGCATGGTCTCCGCATGATCTTCGTCGGTTTCAGGATGACCATGCCGGTCGTTATCCCAAACGTGCCGCCCGTCCGTGGGAATCTCAACCATCTTGAGCCAGCCGATTTCTGGATCGGACAGGATCTTGATTGCGGCCTCGATCTGATCTGCAGGGATCATCGTTTCGACAGACAAGCGACGGAGGCTCATCGGCTGGCTATCGTGCGCCAACATCCCGCGAATGTCGGAGCGGGCAGCGGTCTGGCACAAAGCCACAAACACCGCGTAGGCGGCGACACCGCCCGGCGTTGCCATCACCATCTTGTACCCTGCTGATTGGGTGCCAACGGGCACCTTGATGAACTCCAGTCCGCTCTGGTAGCGGCGGGTCTTGTAGGTCTCGAAGGCCTTGTTCCAGTCCTTGATTGCCCAGGCGGTCGCCGTCATTGGCGGTCCTCCAATGTAGACAACGACACACCCCCACCAGCCCGTTGGGGCGGGGGATGACGATCAAACGAATGACCAATCCATCTTTTCGCCCTTGGGCCGCGCGAACCGAATAGGCCCGCACGGGTGGTTCACCGTCCGCTTCAGTTGCTTGATGGAGTCGCCACGAATGGTCGCCGCGATCGCGGTGTTAGTCCGCTCGTAGTCCTCACGCGAAGCGACCGCCGAGCCCACGGTTCTGGTGTTGGTCAGGAAGTAGTCCCTAAGCATCCGGGCCGGCTGAACGTCGCCGTCGGGCACGTAGAACGAATCCATGAACTCGACGGCTGCATCGCGGGAGTGATGGTGGTACTGGACGATCGAAGCGTTAGCGCCGGCACGAGCGATCCCCTTTCGCTTGCCGATGCTTCCGAGGCGAGTAGCGACGGCACGGATGGAGTCGCCGTACTCCGTCTCGATGGCCTCAACGTCACGGACCGAGTAGGCCGCCTGACCACTCGCAAGCCGAATGAGCGTTGCCGCGAGCGCTGCGGCGTAGTGGTTCGCCGTCGTGTTTCCGTCGATCATGGCGTGCCGAACGGACATGGACCGATTGCGGCCACAGTCCTCGAACGCCATAGCGTCAGGGTGGACGCCAAGAGCCAGATCGACGTTGATCGACACGCCGGAGGCGAGAACCGCCGCCACGCGGTGTTGGCCGTTGCCGAGAATCCCGTCTCGCGTGACAGCGATTTGGCTGGCGTGGACCAAGCCCCACCCGCCAGAACGCATCTCGTCGGCGTACCGGAACGCGAGGGACTTGATGAATGGCCGCTTGTTTCCGCCACGCATTGCCCACAACTGCTCAGCAAGATCCACGTTCAGCGTGACCGTCCCGCGCCACTGAACCGCCACGTCGCGCAGCACGCCGTCAACAACGATCGTCTTACGAGCGTGCCCGAGCTGGTCGCGTGACACCTCCGCCGGGATCCTCATAGTTGCCATCTTCCTTCTACCTTTCCGCCCATTCGGGCAAACCCGCCGCGCCCGGTCAAGGGCGGGGCAAGTGTCGTCACTGGCTGGGGCCTGTCAGCCAGCCGAGTAGCCGCGGTTTCCCACTCACGGCTGGGGTAATGTCAGGTCAGGGTGTCGATCTTGGTTGTAACACTCGCCTGCCGCTGCTCATTAGATCGCTGCTCTTCGGCGTAGACCTGATCCAGTGCCTCTTCAGCCGCGATCATGCCGCACATTGCATCCGGCACCGCGTCACGCGCCGCCCAGGAACGGGCTCGGCACTGCACCATTCGCTGTTCATAGGACTCCCACGTCGGTGAGTTGCCGAGCTTCGCGGCTGCCGCGTCGTCCCATGAGAACGTGCGGGTAACGCTCTTCCGTTTGCCGCTGGGCATGATGCGGATGATCGTGCAGGACGCACGCCAACGCTTCGGCCCCTTGCCGTCAGACTGGTACTGCTCAGTCGTTTCCGTGAAGTCGTCCACACACGGCTTGCCGTCCGGGTTCTTCGCCCGGTAGATGATCGCGGGAATCGCATCACCCCACGGGCAGGCGTTGCCGCGAACCCATGCGATGTAGCGAGCAGACGCAAAGGTGGACAGCCCGAGCTGAGCGCCGGCCTGAAGCACCACGGTCATGCGGGCGTTGATCTGGCTTTCCGAAAGCACCTCGCCCTTCTCAACCAGCCGCTTGCCCATCCCGGCCCGGACGTACAGCGACGCCACCCGCTGCAACGCCTCGAACGTCTCCACGATGAAGTCGCCTTTCGTGGCGTCGTACTTCACCTCGGTTCGCCCGCTCATGGCCAGCAGCTTGTTCAGTTCTTCCTTGCCAATGTTGGCCATGACTTCGGCCAACGTCTGCGGCTCAGTCGCGTCCGGCTTGGCCTCGGGCTTGGCATCCGGCTTCGTCGTCGCCTGCTCGCGGCGGATCGGCTCGGCCTCGTCCACGGCGCTCAGGTCTAGTTGTTCAGAGGTACTCGGCATGGTCGTCATCGCTTGGCTCCAGGTATCCGCCACTCCGCACCGGCGCGGCCTTCGTCGGTCGCACGGTCGCATCTTGCAACAGGGACCACGTTGGCCCCTGTAGTCTCATTGATCCGTCACAGTGATCCGGCCACACGCGGGCCTCTTCGCGCTCAATCCACCCGGCGAGTACGGTGTCGCACAGGCGAGCGCCAGCTGCCACCCACTCGGCATCGAGGAAGTAGACGCCAACGCGGTGCCGCCCATTGGTCGGCGCGTTGTCCACCGCGATGAACACAAACTCCGCCCCATCGAAACCACGCCGATACCAAGCGTCCTGCATGTGGTAATGCAACTTGGCGGCTTGGCGTTCCCACGGCCCAGGCCGCGCGTCGCGGGTCGTCTTGATGTCCACCAGCAGCCCGGCTCGCAGGCTGGCGAAGTCGATGCGTGCCTTGCACATCGCGCCCGTCTTTGCGTCCTTCCAGACGGCAACGACCTCGCGGTCGCCAGCGGCGCGGATGATCTTCGACGCCTCGGCGTGGGCCTCGATTGATCGAGCAGCGCCGAGCAGGTTGGCGTAGTCGTCCTCTTCCAGCGGGGTGATACCGGGGTGGGCCGCGATCCACGCCGCCTTGTTCGCCTTGCCTTCATTCGTCCGCCCGTCGTACTTGGGCATCACGGCGTAGGTCGAGTCGAACCGCTTTGGCTCCAACAGGAAACAGTGAACCGCGGTGCCGAACTTCATCGCGTCGTTCGGTGGGTCCGGGTTGTCGCGGTAGGCCCGCATATCGGCGGGTGAACCTTCGACGCCGACCTTGAGGAACGACACGTTGATCGCGGGATCATCGCGGTACACCCTCTCCGCGACGTTGCGGTGCAGGCCGGGGGTTAGCATGGGCAACCTCCATTGATCCACGTCGCTTCGCGCATCGCGCCGCCGAGCGTGAAGTACCACCAGCGAAAGCCCAGCGTGTCCCGCATCGAGTAACCCCACCACCGGCGGCGGATGATGAACACGCCGAAGTCGGTGCGTGCGATCCACTTGCGGCCAGTGCGGTGCCATATCATGGGTTGCATGGGGGCTCCTTCGCGGCGCGGATGGAGTCGGCAGCGTTGGCGTCGTCTGTGGTCGGCGCAACCATGTAGGCGCAAACCTTCAATTCAACACTCACCTTCGCAGAGATACAGTGCGCACGAACGCCATTCTGGACCATCTTGACCTTCGCGTCTCTGATTGCAATCTCAGCGACACTCGCGGCAAGCGCCTCGCATGGAATATCGATCCATTCCATGGAAACGCCAACTTGACCAACGTCCAAAAGTTCACACTTGTCAACGGTCGCCATCGCAATCTCCTTCTTCATTGGGTTGGCATGTTCGTGCGCATCGAATCGCGGAGTTCGTCGCACGCGCGCATCCGAACGTGCTGACGTCGCGTGTGTTCGGCGGTGCTGATCTTGTCGTCGTACTTGGATTCGCACTCCGCCCTCACCGCATCGAGCAGTGCCTTGACCTTGGCAATGTCCAGCCCGGCGCATGCGTTGACGCAGGCGACGATGCGAAGTGCGTCGTCGGTTGGGTCGGCGTCGCTTCCGGGCATCGGCACGATGCGGATACGGGTTTGCGCGGTTTCGGCGTCGCCCCGATAGACGTAGTGGACTGGGGTTCCATCGCCCAAGTACGAACGCATGTCGGTTCGTCCAGCGAACCACGGCTCCGGCGTGTGCTTCACTTGCCACCTCCCCTCGCGGCGATCATGGCGTCGGCGTACTCATAAGCGGCCTTGACGTGGAACAAAGTCCCCTCTTCGCGCCGCTCGTCCGTCGCGTGATCGAACATCGCATCAAAGAACGGGTTGATCGTTCCAGACGAAGAAGCCGCCGCCGACTTGTCCTTTGACTGGCCCCACACGTACACGCCTTGCGTCCTCGCGCAGATGCCGACCAACGCTTGGCCAGCAAACCAATCCCTGAGCGTCATGCCCGCACCGCCGCCACTTGGCCAGCAGCCGATGCACTTGCCTTCGTCGCTAAACTCCTGTACCCATCGAGACACGTGCGGAAACGCAGGACCGCCGTCGTTGGTGTTGCTCACTTCCCACCTCCGATCATCGCCGCCGCGCCTTGTGCCATCGCCCACGTTGCGACCAGTTCCGCGAACTTGTCCGCGAGGTGCTTGGACTTGGCGGGTAGCGCCGCCTCCAACTCCGCGAGCAGGCCGTCAATGTCCGGCGGGAACGGCGGAACCGCGATGTGCGGGATGGGGTCGGCGGGGGCTACGGGGCGTTTCGTGCAGGCCGCCGCGTGCCCGTTCAGGATCGACGCCATTGCGGGGTGGACGTGTTCATTCATTGCCAGTCTCCTTATGTTCGCGGATCGTGTTGAACGATGCGATGCGTTCGCTTTGCAGGACGCTGGCGCACACCGCCGCCGCGCCGATGAAGTCGCTTTGTGCTTGTTCCCACGCTTCGGTTGCGCGGGCCAGGTTCGCGGCTGCTGCGTCGCGGTGTCGCGTGTCCGAGCACGCCAGAACCGCGATCAGCCCAATGTCCGCGAGCGTCACCAGAATCTCCATCTCGGCCACCGACAGGATCACGCGGCCTTGTGCGTCGCGCACGGCGGCGGCGTATTGGTCCGCGAGGGCGTCGGTTCGTACACGTTTCTGGTCCATCGCATACCTCCTAAACCCACCTCGCGGCGTTGGCCGCGAAGGGGGACGCGCGTGTTTCATGGGGACTTGCAACCCTGTCGCGGAATCTCTCCGCGCACCATGCACGCATCGGGAAACCCGCCGCGCGCACGTCAGCACGCGCGGGGGTGGAGAGGAGAGTTCAGTTGCCGGTCTTGCAAACGCCGGGGATGTCGCCCTTGGCCAACATCGC